GTTACCCTGTGCCTTTTTTGCTTCTGAATAAAACCAGAAAGCAAAAACGGTCAGAATAACTCCCCCGAGATAAAGGGTTGTTACTCTGAATCTCCTCGCCGGTTCGGTTTAGCCGAACCTCCTTCTCCTAGAGAAGGACCTTCCCGTGTTTAATGTTGGCAGACACGGGGCGCCCAGCGTATTGCAAGTGCTGATGGTCTTCACTGAGTGGAGTCCAAAAGAACTTGAGAAGCGCTGCGAGACCGTCGAGCGGGTCACGTCGTCTTTTTGAGACGACGTAACATGCTTCGACATAGGGTCGCTGAAGGTGCCTATCCATCCCATGAGGGGTTGGAAAGATACTCCAACGAACGAGTCCTGCAGTCTCCTTGAAACCTTCAGGGAACGGGATCAACCGTTCGATGTAAGTATCAAGAAGTGTGACCAGTTCCGTTGGTCCATACTGTTCCCAGTATAGATTACGGAATGCAACAAAGGCCACAACTTCGTCAACATCACTGCGAGACAGTGGGAGTCTCTTCCGCACACGTACCAGATTGACCGGTACACCTGCGTAATAATCTCCCCCGCATGACTCTCTGAACCTTCCGGTCCAGAAAGACTTAGCGGTGTTCACCTTGAGGCCAAAAGCCACAAGCAACTTAACTGTCTCGTGAGCTGCTTCTATGGGGACAATAATGTCGTCCCCATAGACGCGCATCAGCTGGTTATGAAGATAACCGGCTGATCTGCTTGAGCGCCTCACAGCCATCTTTGCAATCGTCGCGAAGACGAGAGTTTGGATGGGAAATGTGAGGGCGGACCCCATAGACGCGAATTTGCGGAGCTGCACAGTTGTGCCGTCCTCAAGTTCGCTGGTCATCGAACGGCAGGCCAAGATTCCTCCTAGGAGGAACTTGTGATCGCCGAACAATTCTTTGACCAGTCTAAGAGATATGCGATCAGAGGCCTCGGAAAGGTCAATGGTCGCATAAGAACCGTCTCGACTACCGGCTTGCGCTAGTAGTTGATTTGGTTCACGGAACTCGAAACTAACTTCCGGGTCGCGATACATCCAGTTTGTAAACAGGGCCGCAAAGCCTTGTTGTATGAACTGGTTGTAAACGGGCTCGATCGTTATGATTCGAGGGCTCTTAGCCGTTTTAGGTACAGCAATCACCCGGGCGGGTGGTTCCTGACCAGGGGGGTGCAGTACCATCTCTTCGCCTTCACAGGCGAGAGAATGGTTAAGGTACTCAGTGGAAAGAAAGTATCTTTCGAGCCTTTCGGTCCACTCCTTGTTCCGCCACTTCCCGTTTGAGGAAAGTGGTTGGGAAACTGCACCGGGTCCATGTTTCGCGTCGGCCAAAAAGCCGTCGTGATACAAGAACTTCTCCATGTTGGAGAAGTGTCGACCCCAAGCTTCTCTTGCGGTTCGCCTGAATTCCTCGATGAGCAATTCAGGGAGCGCTTGAGAAACTTCATTGTCCGTTCTAACGTAGCCATCAAAAGCGGCCTTCAGCTTCTCAGGTGAAGGTAGCTCTTTGAGCTTTCCGTGCAGGTGACAAACCTGACGGATTGCTCTGATGGCGTCGGTAGACGGATGCTCAAGCAGCACACCATCACTGTCAAAGACAAGTTCGAAGAAACCATGCATGAAGCGTGGTCTCTTGTCTGTTTTGGAAATGCCTCGTGAGAGGACAATTCCTTCCAGATTGAGAACCTCCGTAGCCAGGGACTGCTCGAAAGCAGCGCCTAGTTCCGGTAGTCTGAGGGTTAGAATTTCTTCACCCCTCGATTTGACAGTTGACGTCAATGTTGCGACGTCAAGTGAGGTGTCAACGCCCAGCAGACGGCCCTGATCTCTCAGGACCGCTGCATGGAGGTCAGACTGGCTTTTCATGTAGTACTCCATTCTGTGGGGTAGTGCATCCAGTACATGACCTGCCTACGCAACCGAAGTTACGCTGCAGTTTGCTTCACTCGATCCCGTGCCATAAAGGCATAGGTGACCATGACGGCGAAAGTCCCAGAAATGGCTGATGTTAGAAACATCAACATCATCCATAGAAGGGTTTCGTTCATCAGTTCTCGCCAGCGATCAGCTTGATAAGAGCTGCGTTGGTAGAGGCGGTCAGATGAGTGATCAGTGCCGAGGCGAGTTCCTTCTGCTCAGTTGCAGAGAAACCCGACGGCGGCACATCAATCGTCACCGTTACTCCACCCAGAACCAGGACGTTAGTCGTGGCAATGAGGGGATCGGTAACAACCTTCGAATAAGTCAGACGCGCCGAGTGGCGCGTTCGCTTACCGTAGGTAGTACCGACGGTGAGAACCGTCTTGGCGTCGTAGTTAGAGAACTTACCAAGTTCTCCAGCCCCGTTTACACGGGGCAAACTAACGGCACCAGGAACGGTTCCGATTGTGACAGACTGCGGGTCGGCAAAAGCCATGATTTCCTCCTGTTGAATTGTTATTCAATTGTGTGTGTGATCATCGCTGCCGGGCAAGGCCCAGTGCGACTAGGATCGCCCATTGACTTCCCGTGAGGGAATTCAGGGTGGTGGCAAACCCGTATGGTGAGGCTTTCAGCCTTACCTTTTGCCACGTCTCGTATTTCGTGACTACATCACCTTCCCAGGTGCGGTAGCCAGTGGATGCGGACGTCAGCGCAGGCCTACTCGTAACACTACTATCAACTGCCTCGCGGCAGATGGTAGAGTACGCGTAGTTCAGGATGAGATTAGAAGCGTGAAGATTCGAAAGATTCTCCACTACTAGTCCAATGTTACTGAACCAGTCTATCAACCATGACCAAGGAGTGAGTTCCCAGATAACTTCAGGTGTCAGTTTCAATCCGAGAAGGTCCCTCAATCTGTCCACGTAGCCGTTGTTAGAGGCTGTGGGGATGAGATTGGTTTGGAACCGGACGGTTGTTCTGATATCTATCGTTTCTCTGGAAGCGTGAATGGTGTCCATGAAAGCACCTGAGGGAGTCGGACTAGTCGTTCCGCTTTGTGAGCGGCGATTAATCTGAAACCGTGGGGTAGCATTTCCTGTACCGGTAGGATTCATCAGTCCGTAGACTGATAAATTCGTTCGAGCAATCGTAGATTGCTGCCGGTTCACCAATTCACGCGATCTCAATCGTCGTGTAGACTCAGGCGGGAATAACAAGTGATCCAGTTCCGTAAGGACCTGCATCGCATTGTTAATGTCTCGCATGATAGGGGCCCAACCAAAAACGTTCTCGAGGTAACTTCCGCCAACGGCGGATGCTGCCCCTTTAACGCCACGCGCCGTAGCAGTACGGAGCGTGTTGATGGTTTTCAAATGTGCTCGGAGCTGTTTCAAGACTCCTGGCACGTCCCCTCTCACTAGCTCTAAGAGCGTAGTGAGAACGGAAGCGTGGGACTTGATTGGATTCAAGATAGCGATATCCTGCTGTCCAAACAAGCGTGCATCACTAAGCGTGATGCCCGCCACACCTCCGTTTGTCTTGACGAATGAAGACTGCGGTTTCGACGAGATAAAACCACCAAGATCGGAAATACAACCTCCGGCCTTGTGGCTGCCATCCGGCTGGATACTGTACACCGTGAAGGGTACAGCATTCCAGTAGGTAGAACCATAGGAAGAGCTGGTGCCGTAACGAATTCGATTCGTTGAAGCCCTGGCCCTGAACCTATAGTTGGCAAACTCGTTACCCATATCCGATAAAAGGAAATGGGTCGGCGCTGTTGAGTTAGGATTCAGTGACGCTTTAGTCACTGCCCGTTCGATGAACTTCTTTCGATAGTCCAACATCTCATGCACACTCGCCCCTTTAGGGGGTGAGTATACGTCGCGCTCGTCAGTCTGATTGTCTCCTGCCCTCTTTCCTGTTCGCAGACCATAGGTCAGCTCTAGGAAAGTAGCACTGTCTTCCATACGCGGACTAGTACCGGTTGAACCGGTATCAGCTCGTGAAACAAACGAGCCAAAGGCGCGTTGGTCGACAATGATAGGCATTTGGTTGAAACCTCCTCTGGGTTTGGCACGTGGGCCCCGATCTGGGGC